CATCCCAGCACACTCTCGAGCCCATTGTATTGGTATGTGATCGAATACGGTGGCGTGCTCGAGCTGGCCGTCTCGTTTACGTTCTTCGGCGTGCGCGGGATCGTGTCGACGACAGCGGAAGGCGGCGCCGGCGCTGCCGACTCCGGCCTGGTGATGTATTCGGCGACGGCGCGCGCTGACGTGCCCTATACGTACATCGGCTACACCCTCGATGCGCAGGCGGCGGCCGGCACCTGGGCGGCCGTGCCGTCGGCCGTGCACCTCGCGCCGTTCGCACCGCCGGAAATCGCATTCTCAGCGCACAAAAACGCCGTCAATCAAACCGGCATCGTTTCCGGTGCGAACACGATCGTGACTTTTAGCACGGAGCTTTTCGACAAAAGTGGGCATTTTGGCGGCAGCGCGTTCACGCCGCCGCCTGGCATTTATCGGCTTAATGCCGCCGTGCTTTGGGTCGCGGGCGTGGACCAGGCGCAAAGCGTCGCCATGATCTTTAAAAACGGCAGCCTCCTGCATTCCGGCCCTATCGTCAGATGTTCTGGGACCGGAAATTACAGCACTCACGTCTCGGTAGATGTGGTGGCGAACGGCACGGACTATTTCGCGGTCTATGTCATTCAGAATTCGGGTAGCAATCAGGACATCGATGGCGCGGTCGCTTATACCTATTTCACCTGCTCTAAACGAGGCTGAGAAATGCACAATGCGCTCCTCATGTTATTTCCTGATTTCAAGCCCGGTGATTGGGTGCTACAGAATGACGGTGACGGCAGGGGGCCTTATATAAAATCTTGGAATCGGCCGGAGCCGCAACCCACTCCTGAGCAGATAGCCGCCGTCGCCCCCGCCGCAAATACCAAAGCTGCGGCGCTTACCAAAATCAACGCAGAGGAAGCCGAGAACAAGATCGGTCAACGCTTCCTGCGGGAATTGGTATTGCAGCTCGGCTTGCAGTTTGGAAGCATCACGCCCGCAATGCTCGACTACACCGTGCCGCTCGACACGAGTTCGGCTGAGTGGAAGGCGCTTTCCTACGGGGTGAGATTGTGCGTGTTACAGGAGCGCATCTGCACGGAACAGCGCACCATCATTACGGCGGCAGGCGGCTGACATGAAACTACTTCTTGTTTTTGGCATCGCGTACATCGTGCTCATTTTCACCTGGGTGCTGTACCTCGCGATCATGAACCTGTCGGAGCATCGGGCATCGCTGACCGGCGTAGTGAAATTCCACGCTTACTGCATCGTGCTGCCGGTCGGGTATGTGTTCGACGCAATCCTGAATCTGATGATCTGCCTTGCCTTCTTGCGTCGTCCTCGGGACTGGCTGCTGACCGGGACGTTGAAGCGCTACCTGAACACCGACACCGGCTGGCGTAGCGCCGTCGCCGCGTGGATGTGCACGAATTTGCTTGACCCGTTTGACCCCAGCGGGACGCATTGTGACTGAGGTTGTGAAAAAAATGACGATAAATTCTGTCGCCAACAAAATATGGACTGCGTTCGGCCTTCTGGTTGCCGGCACGGCGCTCACTTTTATGACCTCGTGGTACTGGGTGCAGCGCGCGGACGATCAACGTACCGAAGAAAAGGTGGCAGCGGCGCGGGCCGAAATGCAAAAACGCATTACGGAACTGGAAAAACAACTGGAGCTGGTGCGCCAGTCGGTCGTGCCCATCAGCACGGCGTTCCAGGCCATCCTGATCAAGGAACTGACGCACTACCACACGCCGGTCATGGATGCGCTGATGGTTAAACTCGGCCCGCCTTACACGCTGTCCGAAGCGGAGGAGCGCGAGCTTATTGCAGCACTCGAACAGCGCACGCGCGACATGGGGGAGTTGATTTCTCCGTCAGAACGGGACGCGGCGCGCATGTTGCCACTGTTGATGAAGCGAGTCAGCCGAGAGCGCAGCGTGGACATCAACACGCTGCAGTTGAAGGTGGTCGGGTTCCCGAAAGCGACGGATGAAAAATGATATTGAACAGGTCGAGCTTAACACTCGGTGGATTTATTCTTTACCCACCTCTCGACGGCGCCCGCGCCATTGTGCCAGGTATCCGTTGCATAGTAAGTTTGCACACTTGTTTTATTGTCCCCGATGGCGGTTATATCGATCGTCAAATAGGTATCGATGCCTAAACCACCGTGCAGTGCCACGGTCACGTTGCCGGATCGAATATCAGTGTAAAGATCGCCCTGCACGATCATCTGGGCCGTGATCATGCCGGCCTGATAGCAGGTCCGGGCTTGTGTCACGATCGATCGGTAAACGGACTGGTAATTTTGATCGATTTCAAACGCCAGCTTGCCGGCATGCTGTGCCTTAAGGCCCTGGATTGTTGCCGGCGCGCAGGCGGAAAGCACAAAGATTAAAACGATTAGATAGAATGTGCGCACGACGGCATCCTCTGATCAAGGCTTACTTGCAGTTTGCCGGTTGGCACGCGCAACCGCAACCCTTTGTGCGGTGGCAGTGACACTCACCTGTCCGTCGGTTGAAATGGCATCCGCAGGCGTTCAATCCGCCGCCATGAAAAACTGCATCAGCTGATGCAGAAACGATGCGACAGTCACCCTCTTTGATCAGCGTGGCCTCAACAGGCGCGCCTGTCGCAACTAGCATTGAGAATAAAAATATCGCCGCATGAAGCATTGGCGCCCAAAAATTGTTCATTTGAATAACGAGATCAACGCGAGCTGCTTTTCCGGCACCATTCCCTGGAATATTCTCAGCAATTGGCGCTCGGCATCCGTCAGCACGGGAGATTGATACTCAGAGCCAGTCGGTTCATTGATCCTGTGCCCCGCCATTAGAGCCAGTTTGTCCAGGCTTTTTTCGAGCCTGTTCACAACCTCGGAATTCAGGCTCCTCCCGTTTATTTTTGCTTCTTTTTCAAGTGCTTGCTTAAGCTCATCAGGCATCCGCACATGGATCGAGTTCATGTCACGGACAGACAATTGAGGCACCTCCACTGTGGATAATTTCACAGTTTAATCACCGGCACTTGACATCCATAGTTCCACGGTGGGACTATATGTCCCATTGTGGTATCTATGGGAGCACCAATGAACCTCGTCGCAAAGGCCAACGATACCTCCGTCCGGGTGCGGGTGCCGCGCAAAGTCCTGCGCGAACTCGACCTGGCCGCCGCCCAGGCAGGTCGCAGCCGCAACTCCGAAATCATCTATCGCCTCAAGCAAAGCCTGCTCGATCAGCAACCGCAGTCTGCCTCCCAGCCAGCCTAGTGAATAGGTGAAACGACATGGCCGATTCCCGCAAGGTTCTCCCGAAAGACGTGCACGAAGCCGCGCGCAGCCTGGCGCTGGAATACGGCGTGGAGCGGCTGGCGGCGGAGACCGGGACGCCTCCCGGCACGATCTACAACAAGATCAATACACACGGCGGGCCCGAGGCGCATCACAAGCCGACGCTGGCCGATGCGCTGATCTGGCAGCGGCTCTCGGGCGATCACCGCATCCTGCACGCGGAGGCGCAGACGCTGGGCGAGGTGTGTTTCCCGCTGCCCGATCTCAGCCAGGTTTCCGACGCGGCGCTGCTCGAGCTGCTGACCAAGGTCGGCGCGGAGGGCGGGGATTTCCATCGCGCGATCAACAGCGCGCTCAGCGACGGCCGGTTCACCAGGAAGGAAATCGTCAGCATCCGGAAGGAAGGCTTCGAGTTTATCGCCGCGATCGCCGAGGCGATGGAGCGCATGGAGGGGCTGGTCGATGAGTGACCTCATCCCTCATCCCTCATCCCTCATCCCTCGCGCGGCGCCGCCGGCGCTGAGCAAGCACGGCATCACCACGATCACCGACAACCGCAACGGACGGGAGGTCAATTATGCTGCGGATTTTGTGTTCTTTTTTCGGGATGAACTGGTGGCCCGTTTCGTTCGACCTGCCGTCGTCGGCCCTGGACCATGTCCAGCCCCAATCAGCTCCGGCTCGGGCTCGAAGTGACGCCGAGCGAGCAGGACCTGCGGGCGGTGTTCCGCAAAACGCGGCTTTGCATGTCGTTCGACCGCGCGATGCAGTCGCCGCCGATCGCGCGTTGCCTGCACGCTGCAGCCAAGGCGGCATTGTCCCACGCGTCGCGACGATCGAAGCGATCCGGGCCCTGAAGGTGGTCCGGCTCCGCGGGGAACCCGCGAACGTCCTGCTGCATCCGCGGCTGCGGTGCGAAGAGGCCGCGCTGCTCGCGGCGCGTCTCGGCTGCCGGCTCATCTGGAACGGGATGCGCGTGCGTCTCATCCGGGACGATCGCGCGCTCGGGCATGCCGCGCATATCTGATTGGGCGCTCGCCGCCGCGCTGATTCTGGCGCTGGCGGTGATCTATGAGCAACTTAACCGGAGGGATGAGCATGGAAGTGATGCACCGATATCTTACAGAAAGCCAGCAGTCGCTGTTGCTGGTGACGCTCAAACTGCTCGCGTCGACGCTGGCCAGGCGCGACCGTGCATGGATCAATCTGCTGAAAAATACGGGAATGCGCATTGGCGAATTCTCCCGCCTGACCGTGCGCCAGGCGCGGCAGGCGCTGGAGACGGGCTGGCTGTTCATCCCGAAGGAGCACCGCAAGGGCAAGCGCGCCGACCATAGCGTCGCGATCACGGACCCCGTGCGCGAGGATCTGAAGGCGCTGCTGGCGATCCAGCGCGAAATGGGCGGCGCCGGCGCGGATGACGAGCCGCTGATCTATTCCCGCAAGGGCGGGCGCATGAGCGTCCGCGCCTATCAGGAGCGTTTCACCTATTGGTGCCGGCACTGCGGCTTCACCGCGAGCCCGCACTGGATGCGCCACACGAGGGCGATGAACATCATGCGCCGCTCGACCAGCACCGACCCGCGCGGCGCCGTCCAGAGCGCACTCGGACACATCTCAATCAGCTCGACAGGGGTCTATACCCGCATGAGCAAAGAGGAACTGCTGCGCGTGCTCGATGAAGTGGACGGCAAGCGGCGATCGCCGAAAAAGAAGCTGCGCGAGATTTATGAGGGGAGGGCGGCATGAAGCTCGGCTTCGCGCGGGCCGTGACGCTGCACGGCGACCAATGGCGCACTGGCTCTTATCTGGAGGCTTATCGCAAAAACCTTCGCCGCGTGGGTGATGCATTGGTGAGGAGCGGCGATGACTGCAGCCATGATTTTCGAGATTTCTTGAATATGAAGTTCCGAGCCGCACGGAAAACGCAGGCGATCACATGATGCCATCCTTCAACATCCAGCTCCTGATCGAGGCCGTCACACAGGCGCTGATCGCGCTCACCAGCCTTGCCGCGATCTGGATGGTCACCCGCGACAAATCGTGGTCCAGGTGGGGCTATATGGTTGGTCTCGCCGGACAGCCGTTCTGGCTCTACAGCACGTTCGCCGCCGGGCAGGTGGGGATGTTTATCGTCTCCCTGCTGTACACCTGGTTCTGGATGCAGTCGATTCGGGACGAATGGTTCAGTAAGCCGGAAAAAAAGACATGAACGCGCCGGCAACCATTCCGGCCCCGGTGCAGCGGTTCGCGCACGAGGCCGGCAACAACAAGATCGAGGTCTGCCTGGTTTGCAGGGGCGAGGGCAGGGTGCCCTACGTCGCCGTCGACCGCTTCACCGGAGACAACACGCTCACCACCGCGACCTGTTGCCGCTGTCTCGGCGCCGGCCGCATCAAATCCAATTAGGAGATCAAGCCATGTATGCGAATACGCATGCCGGGGTCCCGCTTTCCCCGGACGAGTTCGACGCCGAAGTCGAAAAGATCGACACCGCCGTCGCCGCCTTTTCAACCGAAATGAAAGAACACCTGATCAACAAGCTGCGCCAGGGCTGGCGCGGCTGGGACGATCCGGCGAACGCGCAGGAGATCTACAACGCGATGCTCGCGCACGGCGCGGCGATCCCGCTGGCCATCGGACAGGAGGCGGCGATCGCGAACTTCGCGATGTTCCTCTGGTATCACCGCAACGGCCGCAAGCCGCAGGTCAGATCATGATCTGCCCGGGTATGCAGGATGCGGAAATCATCATCATGGTGCTGATTTCTCTGGCCGCAGGCGCGATGATCTGCGCGATTTTCCTGGGGCTCCGAAAATGAATCTTGGCCAGCTCATCGGGCAACTGCGGCTGCGTATCGACACGCTGGAAGAGCAGGTCGCGCGCTGTGTGTGCGGAGCATCTCATGAAGATGAGCCCGCCCACATCGCCTTGCGTCAGGTGGCCGAAGGTGCGCCGGAGAAGCCAGCGGCAGAGACGCTGCCGATTCCGCCGTGCCGCCGCAAGGTCGATGCGAAAGGCAGGATTCTGCGCGTGCTCCAGACGGCCGAGGGGCCGCTCAGGATGGGCGAGATCAGGAAACGGGCGGACAACTTGTGGGAAACGAATGCGAGCGTTGCCATGTTGAAACTGATCGACGAAGGCAGGATCACCCGCAAAGGCAAGCCGGGATTCTACGAATACGAACTCGTGAGGGAAGAATGACCTGTCCAGTGCTCGGCACCGCCGTCGCCGGCGGCGCCGCCATCCAGATCGACCTGCAGCGGCTGCTGGTCTCCCGGCTGCTGGTGCAGGCGAACAGCGGCGCCGGCAAATCGTGGGCGCTGCGGCGCATCCTCGAACAGACGCATGGCCAGGTGCCGCACGTCGTCATCGACGTGGAAGGTGATTTCCACACGCTGCGCGAGAAGTTCCCTTACGTGCTGTTCGGCGGCGCCGGCGCGGACTGCAAGATCGAGGTCAAGATCGCCGGGCTGCTGGCGCGGCGCGTGCTGGAGCATGGCTTCAGCTCCATCCTCGATATCTCGGAACTGAAGGCGCATGACCGGCTGCGTTTCGTCCGGCTCTTCCTCGAGGCATTGCTGGACGCGCCGCGCGCGCTGCGCCGGCCGCTGCTGGTCGTTGTCGACGAGGCGCAGATCTTCTGCCCGGAGAAGGGCCAGGCGGAGTCGGCCGCGGCGGTGATCGATCTGATGACGCGCGGCCGCAAGCGCGGCTATTGCGGGGTGATCGCCACGACGCGGATCTCGAAACTGCACAAGGATGCCGCGGCGGAGGCCAACAACAAACTGATCGGCCGCTCAGCGCTCGACCTGGACATGAAACGATCCGGGGACGAGCTCGGTTTTTCCGGGCGGGAGCAGCTGCTGACGTTGCGCGACCTCGACCCCGGCGTCTTCTACGTCTTCGGCCCGGCGATCTCCAAGATCGTGCGGCAGGTGCGGATCGGAAAGGTACACACGACGCACCCGGAGCCAGGCACGCGAGGGCAGGTCACCACGCCGCCAGCGCCGGAGAAGATGAAGGCGGTCCTGGCCAAACTGGCGGACCTGCCGAAAGAGGTCGAGGAACAGGAGGGCGAGATCGACCGGCTGCTGCGGGAAAATGCAGATCTCAGGCACCGCGCCCGCAGTCTGGAGAACGCCGCAGGGATCCATGATCCGGCAGTGCTGGATGATGCCCGTTGCAAGGGCAAGGTCGAGGGCTACAAGGCCGCGATCGGCGACCTGGTGCCATTCCGCGACCGGCTCAAGACCCTGCGCTTGGCGCTCGTCGAACACGTCGATGGAGCGATCCAGGATCTAGCGAACTGGGAAGGGAGGCAGGCGAAGGCAGCGACAACCGCCGCCGTCGTGCGTGGCCCTATGCCCGCGACGGTGTCGGGCGATGGCGGCGTGACGTTCAAAAAAGCACCGCCGAAGGGATCAATGGTATCGGTGACATACAATCCGTCCAGACCGCAGCATGGGATCGATGTCCGCCTGCAGGTCTCCGCGCCACAGCAGCGCATCCTGGACGCGCTGGCGTGGCTGGAAAGCGTGGGGATAGATCAGGCGAGCCGGGTGCAACTGGCGGTCCTGGCGGACCAGAGCCCGAAGAGTTCCGGTTATACCAACAACCTGGGCGCGCTGCGCTCGGCCGGGCTGATCGATTACCCGGCAACTGGCGCCGTCGCGCTCACGGATGGGGGCAGGGCGGCAGCCCGGGCGCCAGACCGGCCTCCCACCACCGACGATCTGCACCGGACGCTTGAAACCAAGCTGCCAGCGCCGCAGTGGCGGATCCTGCGGGCCCTGATCGAAACCTACCCACGTGACATGACCCGTCACCAGCTCGCCGAGGCCTCCGACCAGTCCCCGAGCTCGAGCGGCTACACCAATAACCTGGGCGCGCTGCGCTCGCTCGGCTTCATCGACTATCCCGGCACCGGCCGCGTGGCGGCGAAGCCGGTGCTTTTCCTGGAGGGGCGGTCATGACCCCGATCGGATCCTTCGAACAGACCAGGGTGCTGCGCAAGCCGGCCAATATGACCGACGAGGAATGCGCGCCGCTGCCGATCCATACCGACGGCAAACAGTGCATCAGTTGCTGGCAACCGAGCTGGCGCGAGCTGATCGAGATTATCTTCCGCCGGCGGGTCTGGATCGGCGTGCTGAGCGGGCAAACGCAACCGCCGATCTGGCTGAGCGGAAAACATCCGTTTGAAAAACACACAAAGGAGATCCCATGAAAACCGCAGTCGCAAAGAAAACAGTTCCATCGATCAAAATCCCCACCATCCCCGGCATGCCATATGGTGGCGGGTTCATCGCCGGCCAGCTCTTCATCGGCAGCGATGCCTATCTGCAGATCATCTCGCCGCGCATCGATGGCGAATTCGAGGATGAGGCCTGGAATAAATCGATCAAACGCGTCGACGGCGCGCTGAGTTATTGCGATGGGCTGGGCAACACCCGCGCCATGGCCAAGGCAGGCAGCAAACTCGCGCAGTGCATCCTGGATCTGCGCATCGGTGGTCATGATGACTGGCATTTGTGGAGCAGGCTTCAATCGTTGATTGCGTTCGGCGAGCTGCGCGACGTGAAGGCGTTTCAGGAAGGCGGCGCGCAAGAAGCGATCGCGCACCAGGGATACTGGACTTCAACGCAGTCCGCGGGCGGCGACGCGTCCGCCTGGGTTCAGAATTTCAACACCGGCAGCCAGGACTACTCTCGCAAGGACAACAAGTTCCGGGCCCGTGCCGTCCGCATGATCAAACTCAGTCATTTATCCATTCGGTAATTTCTGGAGGCGACAATGAACGAAACCATTTTGCTGCGCGCGCAGGATGTCCTGGGCGGGTTGCCGGCGCGGACTTTGGCTCTGGCGCTGCTCGACAAGCTTCCGGATGTATCGAAGGCAGGCGTTTGCGTGACCGATCCGGTTCCACGCATCGGCACGATATGGGCCGCGCATGGCGGCATTTACGCCGGCATGGCGCTGGCCGAACTGATCCTGTTTCACGATCCCCGGCCGGATGTGGACATGCAGAGTAATGCGGCCCTTCTCGCACGGATCCCGCCGCATAAGAGCCTCTTCAACGCGCCGGCGCATCTGGGCCTGCCGATCGGCAATCTGTCGTCGCAATTCTTCGCTAACGTCTACCTGGACGCACTCGACCAGCACGTCAAGCACCAGATTGGGGTGCGGCACTACATCCGCTACGTCGATGACTTCGTTTTGTTGCATGAGTCGCCGCAATGGCTCGCTGCCGCCCATGCCGAAATCGAGGCATTCCTGCCGTGCCTGGGCGTGCAGCTCAATCCCACCAAGACCATCCTGCAGCCCGTCGATCGCGGTATCGACTTTGTCGGCCATGTCATCAAACCCTGGCGGCGCACTTTGCGCCGGCGGACCCTGCGGGGAGCCCTGAACAGGATCGGAAACATCGATGACGCAGATGTTTTCAAATCCGCCAACAGTTATTTTGGCCTGCTGCGCCAGTCATCGCACAGCCACAAGGACCGCGCGCGCCTGGCTAATGTCGTCCGCCGGCATGGGCATGCGGTTAACCGGGCGCTCACGAAGACTTATCGGAGAGCCGGATGAGCACGATCAACTTTCTATCCACGGCCAGGACGGTTCATTTGCTCAAGGACAAAGTGCGCGCGTTTACGCCAGCCGAGAAGGCGCTGATCCGCAAGGTGCACGGCTACATGCCGGCGCAACAGTTGCTCGACATCCTGAACGAGCGCCTGGCCTGCGACCTGGGGCCGGATGAACCACTGCATACGATGGAGCAGCTCTATGCCGAGATCGGCGCAGCGGAGGGGGTGCCCGCCGGCGGCCATGACTGGTCCAGTTTGCGCAAGCTCGTGGCCAATGCCAGGCGTGACGGCGTGCTCGACGCCGTCACTAGGCAGGTCATCGACGATTTCGCGGTGGTGTTCTCGCTCAGCTCCGGGCAGGTGCTGCGTCTGCATGATGTGCTACTGCGGGCGAAGGAAGGGGACGAAGCATGAGCCGTTCCGTGATCCAACGCGACGAGCTGGTGGGCGCGCTTCTCGATTTCGGCAGCACCGCGGTCGATCTCTCGGAATACGCAACGAGCGGCCTGCGCATCGTTACCGTCGGTCCGAGCGGCATCGGCAAGACGAATGCCGGCCTGCTGATCGCGGAACAGCTTGCCGAACAGGGCTGGATCTGCGTGCTGATCGATCCGGAAGGCGAGATCGCGTCCATGTATGGAGAGGCCGTCGCCAGCGCCGGTGATCTGCGGGAATGCCTTCAGAAACGCGATCGCCCTTTCATCGTGGTGTCCGCGGCGGACGCGAGCGAGTTCATCCCGTACGGGCGGGCCATTCTTGAAGCCGCGGACAAATATCGCAAGCCGATTTTCCTGATGATCGACGAGGGCCAGGTATTCAGCGCGCCAAAGAAACGCAAGGGCGACATCGGTGAGGCGGCCGACATCGTCAACCAGTTCGCTGAGCGTGGCAGAAAGCGCGCGGTCGATCTGTTCCTGACCGCAACCCGCTTCACCGGATCGCTGCATCGATCGATTTTCTCGAACAAGAATCTGTCGCTGATCGGCTGCCAGGAGGACCCGACGGCCTGGGCGTCGCTCGCGCCGCAGTTCCGGTCGTCGAAGATCGAGTTCAACGATCTGGCCGCGCTCGCGACCGGGGAGTTTTTCTGTTTCAGCCGACGCGGCGTCGAAAAAATCAGGATGCCGATGGCCGAGGCGCTGCAGCGCGTCGCACCGAAGGCGAAATCGATCAGGCCGCGCTTGCCGTCGACGTTCAGCCAATGGGACCGCGCCATGCGCGAGATGCCGTCGCCGCGGCTGCGCGCGCTCACCGATCCGGTCGTCAGCCTGCTGGGCGCCGTGGCAGGCCTGTCGCCGCAGCAGATGCTGTCCGGGCAACGGGCGCTGCAGGATGAACTGGAGGCGAGGAAGTGAAAACTTTCACAGAGGTGTCCGAGTGGTGCGCCGGCGCCGCCGCGCAATTCGGCGATCCGAGTGTGCCTGTTTGTCAATTGTTCATTCGCTGGCGGGATCATCTCACGGAGATTGGTGGCGAGGATCTCGTCTGCGGGTGGGTGGACGGCGAGTTGGTAATCTTCCTCGGGCCGGAGTTCCAACCCCTGCCGATGGCCATAGAGACCGGCGGCTACCAGCTTGATGACGATGGTCAGCTAATCGCGTACGGCACCGAGCTTGTCACACCTGGCGTATGGGCGATTTCACCGTCACTGAATGTCGAAGGCGCGATCCACGCATTCATTGTGCTTTACGGCATTCCGGATCCTGCGCCATGGGAACGAAGGATCGTGCTGCTGTGAGCAAACTGATTCAAACGCAGGACTGGCAGCGCTTCATTCTCGCGCACGGATGGCGGGCCATGTCCCACGAGCTGGCAGCAGTCGTCGGACAATCTGTTGATGACGTTCTGCGCGTCCGCCGCACCGGCGCTTGCTCAAGGCTTAAGAAAAGAAAGCGCTTCGCGGAACTGTTCGCACTCTGGCATGGCCGGCCGCCGCGGGATGACGAATGGCCGAAGCCCGCGAAAACACACCACGGCGGCTACGAATGGCAGGTGCCCGAGCTGGCGCTGCTGGCGAGCCTGGTGGGGGTGGTCGGCGTGAAGGAGATTGCGCGGGTGCTGACCCGCCGCCTGCGCCAGGTCACCGGTGACCGCCGCGCGGCGCGTAAGCCGGGCGCCGTGCAGAACGCGATCACCCGCATCGGCATGATCTCGACCGACGTGGTCGGCGGCATCACGGCCAAGGCGGCGGGGAAAGACCTGGGGTCGTATGCCGTGGTGATCCAGGCGATAGAGGGAAACCGGTTGAGTGCGCGCCCGGTCGGGAGGTTATGGGTGATCCCGCATGCGGCCTGGGCTGCGTTCAAGGCCTCCAGGGTCGCGCCGCCGCGGGGTTATGTGCAGTTGAGCACGATCCGGCGGGCGCTCGGGATACTGAGCGATGCCAAGCTCCCGGAATACGCTGCGGACGGCTATATACCCACCGCGGTGCTGTGCAATGTGCCGTGCGGAACCGGCGCGAAGTCGTCAGTGCGCGGCGCCTGGTTCGTGGACCGCAAGGTGGCCCGGCAGCTGGTCGCCGATCGCCGCGCCGGCCGGCCGATGCCGTGGTTCGGCAAACCGCACCGGGACAATCTGAAGGCGACCTGGAAGCTGCTGCAGGCGCGCCTGCATCCGGCGGAATGCGCGACCTGCGCGCAGATCTGGGGCAGGGCGGGCTTCCCCGGGGATTTCGACGATTACGCGCGCCGCTACCCGCCGCTGGCCCTCGGTGCGAAACGCCACCTGACCCGGAAGTGGAATCCCGGCCTGACGGTGGCCGCCGTGGCGCGGCAGTCTAAATGCATCACGCACCGCGTGCTGCACGCGATCGGCAACGGCATGCTGGAGGCCTCCGGCGCCGGCCGCCGGATGCGCATCACCCGCACCGAGGCGACGCGCTGGAAGGCGCGCCGCTGCCCGAGCGGCATCGGCGAGAAAAGCTGGATCACGCTGGCGACGGCGCGCCGGCTCTATGATTTCAAGCTCAGGGATCTGCGCGCACTGATCGCTGCCGGCGCACTGAAAACACGCATAGGCAGCAACGGGCCGCAGCGCGGACTGACCTACGTGCCGCGCCACCAGTGCATACGGATCCGCGAGCGCGAGGGTTACACCCTGTCGCAGGCGGCGCGCCGCGCCCACGTGACGATCGCGCAGATGCACACCCTGCTGGCCGGTGTGAACTGGCGCGGCGCCGCGGGGATTCCGATCGACACCGTCGGCGCGGTGATCAAGCGCCTGCGCTCGCAGCAGGGCTACACCCTGCAGCAGGCGGCGAAGGCCTGCGGCATGCCCCAGGCATGGGTCCAGGCGCGCATTGATGACGGCACGGTCCGGGTCAGGCGCGCGCCTTGGGATGCCCGCCGGCTCTACCTCACCGAACCGATGTTCCAGCGCCTGCTGCAGGCGAAGCGTAGCCCGCGCCGGCGCGAGGCGTTCAGTGACGCCTGGCTGCACCTGACCCAGGCCGCGGACGAGGCCGGAGTATCGACCTCGACGATCCTGCGTTGGGCGCAGGAGCATCCGCTGCGCCGCAGGCCTTCGCCGAGCGGGGTGCGCTATCTGCGCCGATCGGTGCGCGCCTGCGCGCGCCGGCACTGGCAAAAGCAGCGCTTCAAGCGGGCGGTGCCGCCGGCGTGGTTTCAATGTGAATGGGTGCGCTGATGCGCCGAGTGCTGCCCAAGCCGAGATTCACCCGCATGCCGCACCGCTGCGTGAAATGCGAGGCGCGGCGCACGCTGCCGAAGCTGTGGAGCGACTACGAGCGCCCCCCCCGGTGCCGGGTGTGCGGCTATTACCGCCTCTACCCGTGCCGGGACCGGCTGGCGCATCGTTGGGGCCGGGTGATGGCGTGCAACTGTGGCGGGTACTGGTTCACGCACCGGAAGGGTTCGAAGTTCTGCTACGAAAACCCGAATGCGGAAAAACACTGGATCGAGCGGGCTGATCCCGGACTGGAGGTCGCGGCATGACGACGGAAAAATACAAGATCGAGCTGCACGGCGGCGGGCGCCGGCACAGGTGGCGCGAGGTCGGGAACTCGCTGCGCTTCGGCCGCGCGCAGATGCAGGCGAAGTTGTTGATCGGGCGTGCACGGCAGGGCGGGGTGCGGGTCATCGATCCGCTGGGCTACATCGTCGAGGCCTGGTGGCGCCGTCATGCGCCGGGCGCCCGGCCGGAACGGATCCGGTTCTGCATCGGCTGCGGCTGCCATGACTTCGACGCCTGTATCGACCCGGAATCCGGCGGCAGCTGCCGCTGGCTCGCGACCCAGCGGCGCGGCGGACAGTGCGCCGTGGTCGGGGTCTGCAGCGCCTGCGCGAGTCACCTGCCACGCTGGAAGCGCGGGGAGAGGAAGGTGCCGGCGTGAGCCACGTCGACCAGACCAACGCCGTCCGCAATAACCAGGGCTACTGGGTTGGGATATGGAACAGCCGCGAGATCGCCGAGAGCATCCGCGCCAAGGGCATTCACGGCGAGCGCGTCGTCACCTTGGCCGTCATCGACGAAGATTGACATGAACCCATCCAGCATCGAGTGGACGGACACCACCTGGAACCCGGTCACCGGCTGCAGCAAGGTCAGCCAGGGCTGCAAGAACTGCTACGCCGAACGCATGTTCGCCCGCCCCTATCCAGGCCGCGACTTCACCGACGTGCGCACGCACACGGATCGCCTCGCGCCGGCGCTGCGCATGCGCAAACCCCGCCGCATCTTCGTCAACAGTATGTCGGACCTGTTCCACGAGGCGGTGCCGAGAGACTTCATTGACGCTGTCTGGTCAACGATGGCTGAGGCGCGACATCACATCTTTCAGATCCTTACGAAACGCCCGGAACGTATGCGGGCATTCATGATCGACAGGAAAAACAAGGGCTGGAAAGCGGACTGGAGAAACATCTGGCTCGGCGTCAGCGTCGAAGACCAGGCCACCGCCGACGAGCGGATCCCGCTGCTGCTGCAGACGCCGGCGGCGGTGCGCTTCATCAGCGCCGAGCCATTGCTCGGCCCGATCGATATACATCATCGGATCGGCCACTGTGTGTTCACACAGGCAGATCCGTATTCCACCGGACGAGGGCTTGACCTTGTCATCGCCGGCGGTGAGTCCGGTCCGCACGCCCGCCCATCACACCCCGACTGGTTCCGCTCGCTGCGCGACCAGTGCGCGGCCACCGGCACGTCGTTCTTTTTTAAACAGTGGGGTGAGTGGGCACCGAACTGCCTGTGCGATACCGCATGCGCCCATCCCGAAATAAAGAGGCCTGAGCCAGGGAAGATGGGAGTGATGTTTCGGTGCGGGAAAAAAGCTGCTCGCCGCCTGCTCGACGAGCGTGAACACTCGGAGTTGCCAAAGGAGACCACATGAAAATCACGATTGAATCGACCACGAAGATGGTGCAACTGAACGGCGTGCCGGCCAGGGTATGGCGGGGTGAAACTGAAAGCGGGATTCCCGTCCACGCCTTTGTGACGCGGATCGCGGTTTCGGGCGATCAGGATCAAAGCCAGTTCCAGCGCGAGTTGCAGGAGCACGCCGCGCCGAGCCCGGAGATTCAATCCATTCTTTTGAGGCTGATACTTTAATGTCATCCCGCCTGCACACCTGCGCCGCCGAGGGTTGCGAAAAGCAGATCGCCAGCCGGCTGCTGATGTGCATCGTTCACTGGCGCATGGTGCCGAAGGCACTGCAGCGGCTGGTTTATTCGACATTCCGCAATTGGTCCGGCTCGCGGTTCACCTCCGGCAATGCGCATGATTTGTATCGGGGCGCGGTCACGCAGGCCGTCGCCGCAGTGCGCGAAAAGGAGATTAAGCGACGACTGAGAAAAGATTCGACAGGAGATGTATTGAACTTCGAGTAGCGGCGGGCTGCGCCGCTCTTCGCTGTGCCCCAACGCCGGCCATAAGTGGGGCGGTGCCTCCCCGGCGCCAAGTAACCCGGCAGGCGGTGATGCGTGCAGGAAATCTTTACCTCCCCTGTTCACCACCACGGGCGCAGGCGCCGCCACTATTTTTATAAGAACAGAGAATGGCAACGAAAACAGAACGTAAAAGTGGTGATGATACAACCCGCATTTTTCAGGACGTAAAGTCGCGCGCGAGTCTCGTTGACTATATCGCCCATTGCACCAGCCAGACGCCGCGCCGCGTCGGTAGCGTGCAGCGCTTCAATCCGTGCCCATTCTGCGGTCACAAGGATTGCTTTACGGTGTTTGGGGATGGTTTTGACGCCTACAAGTGCCATAGCTGCGGTCGAGGCGGGGATATATTCAACTTTTGCGAGGAGAAAAAAGCGATCTCCAAGGGTGAGGCGCTGCGCGAGGTGGCGCAGTTCGCCGGCGTCCAGCTTCCAGATCGACAGGCGGCGACGGCAGACGGAAAACCCAAGGAAAACACGCTGCAGCGCATTCTCGAGGCGGCGGTTGCACATTACCGCAAGGTACTGGCCGAGCGCGCGGACCTGCTGGAATGGGTAAAAGCACCCAAGCCGGCCGGCCGCGGGCATCGCGATCGTACGATCGAGCGGATGGAAATCGGCGCGGCCGACGGGAAGCTCGAAGCCGCGCTGAAAGCGCAAGGTTTCACGTTCGATCAGATCAAAACTTCGGGCCTGGTGGTGGAGCGCAAGGGGCAGCCTGGGGAGTGGCGCGATTTCTTCACGCCCGGGCTGATCATTTTCCCTCACCGGCTGGCCACCGGCGAGGTCGCGCATTTCACGATCAAGGACCCACGCAGGAAGGTGGACTACCAGCTCCGCGCCGAAAACCGGCTGGACGGCTTCGCCTGGGGCAATCAGCGTGCCATACGCTCGGATGTGGTGATCCTGTGCGAGGGGGAGAATGACGGCGCGAGCTTCTGCGATGCCGACGTTCACAACTATCTCATGTCCCTGGGCAGCTTGTCCGACGAGCAGTTGCGATGGCTGGAAACGCACGCCCACGGCAAAACCTTTGTGCTCTGGTTCGACTATGACCTCAAGCCCGGACCGCAGGGGCAGCCGCCGGCGGGCATCCGTTACACCCGTAAGGTCTACCAGCGCATTCTGCGCGCCAGATCGGCCCAGGTGTTGGTGGCGAGCGCGCTGATGGAGCCGGGCGAGGATCCGGATGACTGGATCCAGAAGGACATCGAGGGTGCGCCGAGGCGCATCCAGGCGGTGATCAAGAAGGCGCATAACCCGCTCATCTGGGAATTGAAGGTGATGCCGGCCGACGTGCGCGCCGATGCCGATGCCGCGCTGCGGCACCTGACGGAGATTGAGTTTTTCGAATACCTGGGCATGCTGCCAGAGCTGGGGCGGGATGCCGTGATTGTCGAGCTGCAGAAGTTCGGGTTTTCGCGGGATAGTGTGCTGAACAGCATCAAGGACGGCTACGACCTCCGCGAGCAGTTGACGTCCATCGCCGACAGTTTCGAGGGATCAACCCGCAATGACGGCTACAAGCGCGTGATCTCGACCGCGGTATGGGATTATTTCAAGCAGCACGGGAAATTCTTCGTGTCCGGCGAGAAATTGCACTTGTTTTACCACCATGCAATTTACCAGATCGGCGACAACACGCCGTTCAAGGCGCTGATGCACCGCGAGGCGGGAATAAACTACAAGCAGGATGTCGCCGGCTTTGTGTGGGAGGAGTTGAAGGCGCTGTGCTATACGCGCGGCGATCGGCTGACGGAGTTCGGATGGATCTCGCTGTTTGACGATAAAGGCGATCAAACGCTGTATCTAAACCTGAAGGATCCTGCCAACCGGATTATGAAGGTGGCGCGCGGCGAGGTCGATATCGCGGAGAACGGCACCAACGTGCATAACGTGCTGCTGGCGGAGTCAAGCCAGATGAAGCCGTTCCGTTACGATCCCGAGGCTAACGTGCCCGGGGCGTTGCGCGATCTAAAGGCGCTGGTGCTCGACAGCCTGAGCTGCGAGACGGCGCAGCGCTACCTGGTGCTGGCTTGGGCATTGTCGGCTTATCTGCTGCCATTTTGCGAGACGCGCGCCCTGATGAAAATGGAAGGCATGTCCGGATCCGGGAAGACCAGTGCCGCAAAACTGCTGTCGCTGCTCATATACGGCGACAACATGGTCGGCCGCTCATCGACCGCCTCTGATTATTCGATGGCCTCGACGGAGCCCTTGATCATCAAGGACAACATGGAGACCGACGACATCAACCGCAACGCGCTGAACTTCCTGTTGCTGGCCGCCACCGGCGCCACGAACATCAAGCGCTCCCAGGGCACGGAATCCGGTGTTGTTACCGAGAAGATTAATTGCCTGGTGGCGATCACGGCGATCGAGCCGTTCGCCAAACCGGAATTGATCAGTCGCACGTTCATCATCGATTTCTCGAAGAGATGGCAACGCAATGACTTCGTGGAGACGGAGGCGGTAATGAATCTTCTGGCCAAGCGCGACGATATTATGTCCGCCTGGCTGCAGGTGCTGGCTGAGACTGTGCTGCCGAGTCTCGATGAGCGCGGCGAGATCATCAAGTACATCAAGAAGCAGCACAAGGATTACGCCAAGGAACGGGTCACCGAATTCACGGCGCTCCTGGTGCTGATCACCAAGGCCCTGCTGAAGCATATGCCGTTGTCCGAGGAGCTGCGCCTCGAGGCCGGGGACCGCTCGCATGAATACGTCTTACTCGATCGCTGGATTCAGTATCAAAACGAGCATAGTCGCATGACTGAGCAGGGCACCAACGCTGTCCTGCAGCTGCTGGACGGCCTGCGGCGCGTGTTCCTGATCGATTATGCGCGGCGCGAACCCGAAGCTGTCAATGATCAGGACCGGCACACTGACAAGCTGTGGTGCGATCTGATGGGTGTGAATGTCTATAGGCAGATCCTTACCGATCTTTCTGGGGCCCCCACGGGGCACCAGCTGTATTGGTTTGAGGCATCCACCGCCGATCTGCTGGCCATGCTCAACCGCTACGGCCGGGAATATGGGGTCAAGGTGCCTTTCTCGAACGCAAAACAGCTGGGCGTGCGCATCTCCAATGAGATGGTCACCCTAAACCAAGCTGGCTGGCGCGCGGCACAGGCGCGGGTGATCCACGGCAACCGCATCTCGCGCTGGCAATGGTCGGACGCCGAGGACACTCCCGATGTGCCGGAATCGGCCGTAAAAACTGCGCCGAAGGCGCAACTCTTTTAAGCGCGCGAGGGGGTGTCGCAAACCTTTGATTCAAAAGATATTATTATTTTTTTATTTGGACTGCTGCGCTGAGGAGTGGATATGTTTTCGAAAACCTTGCACCCTTGCACCCAAATTAAGATAAATAATTGATTTTATTATTTATTTATTGGGTGCAAGTGAGGGTGCATGATGGGTGCAAGGGGTGCATGTTGGGTGCAAGTTGCCTTTCTGAAAATACCATCTTGCACCCACTTAACGTGTTGATTTTGTGCGGTATTGTGGATTGACGTTGAAACTGTTGGGTGCATGCGTTTTTTGATCTTGCACCCACATAAACATATTTATTATCAAGGGGTTAATTCATTTGGGTGCTTCGGGTGCAAGTTCTGGAAGGATCGGTGGTATTTCACAACCGATTGTCCGGTCGGACTTGATTGAGAACTTCCTTGAGTTCAAACGCCACAACCGCGGCCGCGCAGAGCGTACCTTGCAGATTTATCGTCACGCGCTCGAGCAGCTCCTGGCTTTTGTAGGGGAAAAAGACCTGCTTGAGGTGACACAGGACGAGCTCGTCGCTTTCACCGGGCCCTGGCTGGCGAAGCGCGGGATCGTTGCGACATCGAGGCGGCCGTATATCGCAGCCGTGCGGCAGTTCTACCAGTGGCTGTATCAACAACGCCAGATCGAGCATAACCCGGCCACGGCCGTGCCTTACCCGAAAACAGGGGGCAGGTTGCCTCGCGTCATTACCCTAGCCAACACCGAGAAGCTGATGTGGGCGCCGGACTTCAACACCTTCGAAGGCGTGCGCGACGGAGCTATGCTCGCGCTGCTGGCGGGCTGCGGGATCCGCGTGAGCGGGCTGGTGCGCCTCAATGTGAGTCACGTCGTCGACCAGGTGGTGGAAGACAAGCCGCGGTTATTTATTCGCGTGATCGAGAAGGGCGATAAGGAACGCCTGGTGCCGGTGCCGCCGGAAGCGGACCTGCAGCTGCGCGTCTACATGGAGCACCCGCAGCTCAAGGAAATTGATCGCACGCTGCCTGATGGTGGCCATGTGCTGTTTGTGAGTGTGCGCAACCGGACTTGTCCGCCAGCCGAGTATCGAGGTGAACGCCGGCGACTCAATCGCCGCGCCGTGCTGGAGATGATCGGCAAGTATGGCCGACAGCACGGGATACCGGAGGAGCAGCTGCATCCCCATGCGCTGCGCCATCTTTACGGTACCGAGCTGACGGAAGGAAATGTCCATATCCTCGTGCAGCAACAGCTCATGGGTCACATTGATCCCAAGAGCACCGAGATATACACGCACCTAGCCATGCGAAAACTAGTGCACGAAGTCGATCGTGCGAACCCGCTATCGAAGATACGCACACCAACCTCTGACATCCTGAAGCGCCTGAAAACATGACCGAGATCGAGACGCGCGCCGTCGCCGTTGCAGCCCGGCACAACTCACAGAGAGAGAGGCTGCGCAGAAAACAGGGGTATAGGACATGTCACTCTGTAGGAGATGGGCGAACCCGTATGGTCTCGGGGGCGCTCGCAACTAACGTCGATATCGGGCTAAATCGTGCAGCCTCTCACAACTATGAATTGCGTGTTATGTCGAAAAGCGCAATACGTGGCGGGTATAACAGAGGGGTGAGCTGTGGCTAATCCTCATCAAAAGCGCAGTTCTCAGGCCGTAGCAGCGCGTCCTGGTGCGCACCTGGCCACAGATCCGGGAGGGGTGGGGGGTCGGCAGGCCGATCCATCCCCTGCCCCTGGGGGGGGTGGGTACCTATCCACTTGCACTACTTTAAACTTTTGCGCGGCGACCGACTATCGCCTCGACGAGCTGCGCGCCATGGGCATGCCGGCGCATTGGGTGAAAGTCGCTGAGGGCATCGGTTTCGAATCGTTCGATCGAATGTGGCGCATCTTGGACAGAGAGCCGTTCCTGGACAGCGGCCGGGGCTACTTGGAACTTCGGCTGCGGCCCTACCAGTCTTATCTGCGATATCAGCGGAATCGCCACATCGAGGAGCTGGTGCGGCGGGGGCTAACGCCGAGAGAAATTATGGATCAGATTAAGGCTTCGTTGGGTGAGATCGTGAGCATTCGTCACATATCACGCATCGCGCGCGGGAAGTAGACTGCTTCATGGGGAAAACCGCTATTATCTACGCCCGCGTCAGCACCGCCGGCCAGGCCGAGGATGAATTGCCAATTGAAAGTCAGTTGGATGTGGGCCGGCGCAAAGCCAAGGAGCTGGACGCAACAGTGCTGCGGGAATTTGTCGATGCTGGAATATCGGCAAGAACTGACGATCGGGCTGCGTTTCAGGAAGCTGTTGCTTTTTGTCGAGTTAACTCAGTTAATTATTTTATTTGCTGGAATACCGCCCGGTTTGCGCGCAATCGCATTGACGCTCCGTGGCATAAAGTGCAGCTCAAAAAGCACGGAACGGATATGGCGTATGTAGGGCTGACCCTGGACACCTCGACAAAAGAGGGTTGGATGATGGAGGGGATGCTCGAAATCATCGATGAGTATTACAGCCGCCAGGTCAGCGACGACACGATCCGCAGCATGCTGAAAAATGCTCGCGACGGATTTTATAACGGCGGCGGCGTTCCATTCGGATATGAAGTAGTGCAAGAAGGAACGCGTAGACGCCTGGTCATCCTGAAGAATGAAGCGGAGATCGTGCGTCAAATATTCGACAGCTATCTCGCCGGCACCGGCGCGAAATCCATCGCCCATGGCATGAACCAACGCGGGATGTTAAGACGCGGGGCGCGATGGTCAAAAAACACGATCACGAACATGCTCAAAAACCAGGTGTATATCGGCTATATCGTTTTCAATCGGCGCGATCGCCACGCGAAGCGCATGCGGCCGGAATCCGAATGGATCCGGACGAAAAGTCACGCCGAGATCATCGATGAGGAGTCATTCATGAAAGCGCAGAAGTTGCTTAACTCTCGCTCGCCAAAGGAAGGGCACGGCAGCCCCCAGAGCACTCACCTCTTCACGGGGATGCTGAAATGCGGCGCATGCGGCAAGGCCATGATGATCGAAACAGCGACCGGCCGGTCGAGAAGCTACAGCTATTACAACTGCAGCGGGAGCATAAAAGGGTTGGGATGCCGTCCACGGCGGATCCCGTCCGGAGAATTCGATGCGTGGCTGGCCGAATACATCGTGAGCCAGATCATGAGCATTGAAAATCTGCGCTCGATCGCGCGCGACATAGAGCGCGAATCCGGGGAATGGGCGAAAGAGCGTGAACGCCGCAGATCCGCGCTCGTCGCCGAACTCAGAGATGTCGAGGCCCGTCGGCGGCGGCTTTACAACCTGCTGGAAACGAAAGACAAGGACTCACTGAACCTGGGCGACCTGAAACCACGGTTGATGGACCTGAACAGCCGTGCTCGTGCTATAGAGTCCGGCCTGACCGATCTGGAATTGCAGGAACCGCCGGACGTCAAGGCAAGCGATATCGAACTTTTGGCGCTGCAGGACTTTGTGCGCGATGTGGTGCTGCAGTCGAATAATCCGCAGAAAATACGGGAATTCCTCGCCACGTTCATCGAGGAGGTCACTGTGACTGGCAGCGAGGCCAGGATTCGCTACCGCAAGGACCGTTTGGTGACGGCAAATGCCACCGAAACGGTTCATAGTGAGAAAGGATGGCTCCCCATGCAGGGCTTATTGCGAACCGGGAAAAACATTGCTCTACTGCCGGATCGGTTTCGCCGCGCGGCATAGGGCCAGTTAGGCCGTTTTCCGCCCTGCAAATGGCTTGACGGAGGTCGGATAATCGGCAGCATGCCGAAATCCGACCCTAAACAGCAGCGCGTCCTAGTAACGTTTCAGTGCCGGCCGTGCCGGCACACCTTCGAGGCCGAGCCTGGGCGCGTCGCCGATGCGCCGGAGCTCGATCATCATCCTTTCCGATATTTCGCTGACTGTCCCAAATGCCAATCTGAGGTAGAGCAGGCGGCGTGGGAGCGGGCGCTGTTGAAGGCCTGGCAGAACGCCACGGGGCCGACTTCCGAGGAAGGGAAGGCGGCGACTTCGAAAAACCTCGAAGGACATCCGACACCGGAAGAGGCGAAGCGCACGCGGTTTAATGCGATGAAGCACGGCCTTTCCGCGAGAACGGCAACCTATTTTCCGGCCAAGCCAGACGGCTACCCCTTCTGTTCGACGTGCGAGGTCGATCGCGACTGGTGCAAGGCGCAGCCGGCGTGCACGAAGAAAACGGAATTGTTCATGCTGCACCAGGCGGCTTTTGAACAAAACGATCCCAAGCGGTTGATGGGCATCTACTCCGAGATGCATGCAGCGATTTTCGCGGTGATCCAGTCGATGCTGCAGCAGATTATCGCGGACGGCGTGAAGATTGAGACTGTCGTGTGGGACAAGGACGCTGAAGGTAATATAAAGGTCGCTGAGTATGTTGATGAAACCGGGCAGCGCAAGATCCTGCGCGACACAATGCAGGCACACCCGCTGCTCAACCGGGTTGGCGAGCTGCTGTCACGCACCGGCCTGACGCTCGCCGATATGGGCAAGACCACTAAAGTAATCGAACAACATGAGGAGGACATGGGGCGTCTCGCCGGCGAGCAGGCTACACGCGAGCAGCTTACTGATTTTCAGTCGAAGCAGTCCGCGGTGCTGGAGAAACTGGCCGACCGGCTGGATCGCGGGCGCAAGAGCACCGAGCGCGATCCGGTGCTGCTCGAATATAACCAGCAGACCGGCGAGGCTTCGCCGGCGGTGCCATGACCCTTCGACTATCCTCATCGGAGCGGCTGAAGGTCTCGATCCGCGCCGAGAAAGAGATCCTGCGCTACAAGGACGACCACGCGCTGTGGCACAAACACATCCACAACACCGATCTCGATTCGATGCAGATCCTCAAATGCATCGAGATGGACCAGCACCGCAACACCATAGATTTCTCGGCGCGGCGCACGCGCAAGACCTCGATCAAAGAATTGTATTGTCTCAAGGCGCTGGCGACGAATGCCTTCCAGGAAGAGGGGATGGTCGCGCCCAGGCTGCAGCAGGCGCTGACCAACATCCGTTATCACACTGACGCGATCCGCAGCTCGCCGGCGCTGCGCGCATACATCAACTGGAAGAATGGGCGCGAGCGGTTGTCCGACTCCGCGTACGAGTTCGTCAACCGCGCGAAGGCGCAGGCCTACGGCATCATGAGCCAGATCGACGGCGACGCACTCACCATCGCCTCGCTGGAAGAGACCGACGACATGCCCCAGGAGCGGCTGCTCTCGCGCTTCCTGCCGATGCTCGGCGGCGCCGGCCGGCTCGGCGCGCCGCGCGAGGCCTCATTCAAGCCCAGCGTGCGGATCTCCGGAGTGTTCAAGGGCGCGGACACTCTGCAGCGGATGATCGACAGCGGGGAATATCATGTGCTGCCCGTGGTGAATGTCTACCTCGGCATCGAAATGGGGATCCTCAACGAGCAGCAGGTGCTGTCGCTGCGCGGACAACTGCCGGCGGCGGAATGGATCCGGCAATACCTGTGCAAGAACATCGCCGCGATGCACCACATCCACGAGCACTGGGTGCGGCGCGCACTGACGGTGGGGCTGAAGGCGCGGCTGGAGATCGCCGGGCCGCTGCCTGGGGCGCGTTATAAAAAGCGCGGGCTGATTTCGTTCGGTTATGACCATACCGGGCATGGCGAAAGCCCGACGGCGTCGAAGTCCGCACTGGTCGTGATCGAGCAGATCGGCAATTTCACCACCTTCCCCTACGTGCGGACCTGGGCCGCCGGCACCGACGACAAAGTGATCGAGCTGGACCTGCTGGGGCTGTGGGAGTATTTCCGGCCGGACTATGCGATCGGCGACGCGTACGGTGTGGGCATGCTCACCAGTCTCAACGATCGATTGTATGCGCGGGGACTGACCGAGATCGACCGGCGCACGATAGGCGACGGGCAGAGCACCGGCAGCACCTGGCAGGACTGGGCTTTCGCGCCGCTGCGTTTCGAGGGCATGGTCAAGCACTCGATGGCCAGCGCGCTGCGCTCGGCGTTCAGCAACAGTCAGGCGGCGATTCCGTTTTTCGATACCGACAGCGATGAGGCGGGCCCGGACTGGACCGCGTTCGTGCGCCAGCTCGTCAACATCAAGGCCGAGCCGACGAAGGCGAGCTACGCCAGCTACCGGATGGTCGATCCGAAAATCGGGGACGATTTGTTCGACGCGGCGATGGCGGCGATCTGGGCGATGGTCACGCGCGGCGTGATCGACATGCCAACGGTCATCACCACCCGGATACAGACGCGGGAGCAGCTGCTCGGGCAGGCGGTGCGGCTGCCGCAGGCAGTCGCAGCGTGAATGGTGAATCGTGAACGGTGAATCGAAACAGCTTGACGCGAGTGCTCAGGCCCGGGCGGAGGCGATGCGGTCTCTGGTGCTCGCCGAGATTCCGGACGCCGTGCCGTTTATCAGGGAGCTGCACCAAGCAGGGCTGATCGACGGCTGGCGCAATGTCAGTTACGTGGGCCCGCCGCGCGGCCCGGTCGGGATCAGCGCGCGCGAGTATCTGGAAAACAGCAACGCATAGAGGGCCATCATGGGACTGTTACAGAAAATTTTCGGCACCAAATCAGCGGCGACGCTACCCAACGAGCAGGCCGCGAACAACAGCGGCGCGGACAGCGAGCGGGGACGCCGGCCGACGCCGGAAGACCAGCTCAAATACCTTTACCGCATCATGTGGGTGGATCCGGATCTCCGGCAGGCGATCCTGGACATCCGTGAGATGGACCGGCTCGACGGCCGCGTGAAGCGCATTCATTCGCGAGTCGCGCGCGACGCGGTCAAAGGCGGGCTGATCCTGCAGCAAGCCACCGAGAACAAGGCGCTGTCGAAGGTATGGGAGGATTACGGGAGGCGGCTGCAGCTCAATCGCGTCGAGAAGCTCAAGAGCGATGCGCGCGGGCTGGTGATGGAAGGAAATCTGTGTTCGCAGTGGGTGCTCGACAAGGATCTCAACGTCATCGCCGGCGTGCGCATGCCCTCGGAGACGATCATCCCGGACGTCGATGCCTCGGGCCGGTTCAAGGATGTACGCAAGGCCTACGTGCAAATGGATGTCGCGACCGGCACGGAGCAGGCGATTTTTCCGCTGTGGCAATTATTTGTCGCACGCTTCGACCCGGACAATTTCGACGACATGGGCTCGCTCGGCCGGCCGTTCCTGGATGCGGCGCGCACCACCTGGCGCAAGCTGATCATGACCGAAGAGGACCTGGTGATCCGCCGGCGCGTTCGCGCGCCGCTGCGCCTCAATCACGTGTTGGAGGGCGCGAGCAATGACGATCTGGAAGAATATCGCCTGCGGGTGGAGAAGGACCAGGGTGAGATCACGACCGATTATTACCAGAACAAAAAAGGCGGGGTCAATCCCATTCAGGGCGACGCCAACCTGAACCAGGTGGCGGACGTGGTGCACCTGCTCGATACCTTCTTCGCCGGCAGTCCGCTGCCGAAGGGCATGATGGGTTACACCGACGGCATGGCGCGCGACATCCTCGAGGATCTCAAGCGCGATTACTACGAAGAGGTGGACGTGCTGCAGGACACGATGTCGTTCGGCTACGAACAGGGCTTCCGGCTGCAGCTTTTACTGAAAGGGATCAACCCGGACGACGAGGATTTTTGCATTGCCTTCTCTGAGCGCCGCACCGAGACGGAGAACCAGGCGGCGGATCGAGGTCTGAAGTTGACGGCGCTCGGCATGCCGCAGGGGATGGTGTGGGAGGAGTTGGGCTACGATCCGGCCTATGTGCGGCAGCGGCAGGAATGGGAACGCAAGAACGTCGATCCCTACCCGGATCCGGAGAGCATTGCGCCGGCGGGGACAAGCAAGGTCAGCATCACGCCGGGGAATGCACGGAAGGGCGAGAGCGGGACGGCGATCAAGAATCGCTGATTACGGTAATGGGTGATGAGTAATGAGTGACCCCTCCCGCACCGCGGCGCAGGCGGCCATCAAGCGCGCGAGCACGGCGGCGAACAAGGCCGTCGAGAAGCTTGCCGCAGAGAGTCTGAAGGAGCTCGAGCGCATTTACAGCCAGGCCGCGGCCGATATCGCGGAGCGCATCGCGCAGCATGCGGGCGCGGACGGCAATCTGGCGCTGCAGGAGCTGCGCAGCGCGCTGGCGCAGATCGAGGCGCGGCTGCGGGAGCTCGGGCAGGCGCGGGACGCGCTACTCGATGCCAGCCTGGGCCAGGCGGCGGATCTTGGCGTGCGGCCCTTTGCCGCCGTGGCGGGGGTCGATGCGGTGATCGGCAGCCCGGCGTCGATGCGCATCGCCGACGAAGCGTTGAACTTCGTCCGCACCTTCGTCGCCGAGGACGGCCTGCAGATCTCGGACCGGATCTGGCGCCTCGATCGCGGGGCCCGGGATGTGGTGGTCAACGCGATCGAGCGGGCGGTGATCCAGGGCCACGGCGCGAGCCAGGCGGCGCGGGAGCTGCTCGCGCGCGGCCTGCCGGTGCCGGCGGACATCCATGACAAGATCGGCGCCGCCAACGCCGCGCAGATCGGCAAAACAGTCGAGGATTCGCTGCTGGCCAGCGCCGGGAGCCCGATGGACAACGCGATGCGGCTGATGCGCACGGAGATCAACCGGGCGCACGGCGAGGCGTACATGATGGGCGGTGGGGGGCATCCGGACTTCGCCGGCTGGAAATTCCTGCTCTCGCCGGCACATCCGAAGCCGGACATTTGCGACCTCTTCTCGACGCAGAACCTCTACGGGCTGGGCCCGGGCGTTTATCCGGACCGGGCGCGCTGCCCCTGGCCGGCGCACCCGAACACCCTGTCGTTTATCGTGATGGTATTCAAGGACGAGATCACGCCGAACGATCGTTCGGGAAAGGAAACGCCGGTGGAGGCGCTGGCCCGGCTCACCCCGGCACGGCAGCGCGGGGTGCTGGGGAAGGAAAAGCAGGAACTGTTCGACGAGGGTAAACTTACCCGTGGGATGATCCGAACGCCGTTGAGCAGCGTGCGGCAGCGCCTGACGCGGCAAGGGAAATTGTAGATAAATCAAAATAATAGGGAGGGGATATGCGGCTTTTTATCTTGGCACTAGCGTTGATCTTACTTGTTGCGGGCTGCGCGACTCAAATATTGGAACAGGAGCGCAGAAAGGTTGAGCATCAACCAGTTCCTTATCAAGATGGCTACGTCGACGGATGCAGCACAGGCACTCGTGCTGCCGGCAATCCATATTTTCAACTCAAGAAGGACGTGGCGAGGTTTGATGCAGATAAGTTCTACGCGCAAGGATGGAATGACGGCTTCAACATCTGCAAGGCCGACTACGAATCGATCACACGCCGGCGATACTGACATCCGCAGGCGTGACCGGCGACAAGCTAGCGGGCGGGAGAGTCGATCAGCATAAGATCGGTGCTGAACATTTTAGCGAAGTGTTTCACTCGGACACCCCGTTACATCACACTCCCTATCCAACCCTGATCGCTATCGCTGAGTGGCTAGGCGAGCCTTACGATTGCCGGTCAATTTGCGATGCTGTGGCGCGCTCCTCAAATTTACATCTCGTCGCTCGGGAGCATGAATCCGGCGTGGTGGGTTTGTCGCCAATCGGAATTTTGATTCTTACGTATGAAGTCGAACCGCACATCCCAGACGAGATGAGGGCGCGCGCGGACTCGACCACCCGCCGCCTGCTGATGCAACCGGAGGCGCAGTTGCGCAACGCGCTGGCCTCGCTGCGCCGCCTGCACCGCCGCATTTCGTTCTGACCCCATCCCCTCCCTAACCCTCCCCTTGAAGGGGAGGGATTTTTTTGCGGGAGTCTTCCCTTTCCCTCGGACACTTTCCGCCCGGCAAAAGTCTTGATCTTTTAGGCATGATCGTTCACGTCGGGCTTTATTGCCCGCGTGAGGTGATGATGCGGAGATCCATTCTGTTTGCGGCCGTTGCCTGCGCCCTGGCGGCGCCGGCGGCGGCACGGCATATCCAGCTCGAAGGCGGCGTCCCGGAGGGATTGCGGCGCTTCGTCACGGCGCTTCCGGTCACGTTGTCCCTGGACGGGGACAAACCTCAAAGCTGGCAGACGGTCACCCGGACGGGGACTTTCTACGACCCGCGTTACGGCGAGTTCGAGATCACGCGGCCGATGCTGCTGCAGATGGTCGAGAACTTCGACAAAGGCACCTACGGCCAGGACATTTTCATCGATGTCTCCCACGAACCGTCCAAAGGTTCGGCCGCAAAAGTTTTAAAGCTGGCAGTCGAAGGCAATCGTCTGCGGGCGCTCCTGGAGTGGACGCCCTATGGCGTGGACGCGGTGAAGAACCGCGGCTTCCGGTATCTCTCAGCCGACTATCACGAGGACTGGCAGGACAACGAAAAGCGCGCACAGCACGGCGCGGTGCTCTTCGGTGCAGGGCTGACCATTCGCCCGGTGATCAAGCATCTCGATCCGGTGCAGCTTTCAGAGCCGGATGGCTCGCCGCCCACCCTGTTGCACCCAGAACTTCAAACCCAATTACTGCAGGAGTTGCATACCATGTGGAAAGATCTCATCAAGAAGCTGTCCGAGCAACTGAAAGGAATCAAGCTCGGCGACGCCGTCGCCGCGCAACTCATCACGCTGGCGGAGGCCGCGGTCGGCAAAATCACCGACGCGCAGGTCGCGCAGGCGCTGATCACCTCGTTCGAAGAAGCCGGCAAGAAGCTCGCCGAGGAAATCGCCAAGGGCGGCAACGCCGGCGACATCAAAATCCAGCTCGCCATGCCCGACACCCTCAAGACCGGCATGGATGAGGCCGCCGTGAAGAAGCTGATGGAAACGATGCAGGCCGATGCGGCGAAGGCGGCGAAGACGCTGCAGGAGGACGTCGCCGGCAAGCGCAAGCTGCTCGCCGACACCATCACCGCCGCGCAGGGCCTGACCGACGAGCTGAAGAAGGAACTGACCGAATCGGTCGCGGACCTGGTGACGGAGACGATGACCGACGAGCAGGTGAAAAAGCTGGCAACGGTGCAGATCGAGCAGGGCAACAAGCGGGTGGCGGCGCAGAAGCTTTCCGACATGGGCTTCATGCGCCCGGCCGGCAGCCCGCACATCAGCGTCGACGACTCCAACAGCGTCAAGGCGCTGCAGGAGACCGTGGACAAGCGCCTGGGCTTCGACGGCCTCGCCGATGCGGAGCGCTACACCGCGACCGGCGGCAAGCTGCAGGACAAGAACAAGAAGCTGGTCGAAAAGGTCCTGGCCGGATTCGACGCGAGCCACGCCAGTCAGTTGCGCGCCGAGCACAAGATGCTCGCCGCCGGCGACGGCCTGGTGTCGGATGTGGCGGTGCCGGCGATTTTTGAGCGCACGGTGATCCGCGAGGCGCTGTATCAGCTCGTCGGCCTGCAGTTCGTGGACGTCGGCACCTATATCTTCTCGGCATCGGCGCTGATCCCCTACAGCTACCGCGACACGACCGCGGCCGGGCGATCGAGCACCCGCGTGTACGAGGGCGGCTCGATTGCGCGCGCGGGCGTGAAACAGACCTCCGACACCGCCTATCCGATCCCGCAGAAGCTCGCCTTCGAAGTCTCGGACGAGCTGCGCTACCTGACCGCCAACGGCCAGATCGACTGGGATGCCGTGGTGGAAAACGTGCGCAACGCCTCGCGCATTATCGGCGAGGACACCGAGAAGCTGATTTTCGACGAGGTGCTGAATGCCGCGGACCAGTATGCGAGCACAGCCGTGGTTGACGAAGCCACGGCGACCGGCGATGCCGCGAAGACGATTTTCAAGCTCGACAATTTCCCGGTGGTGCGCCCGAAAAAAATATACGACCTGCAGGGCAATCAGATCGGTTCGACTCTGTATCCCATCGTGGTCACCGTCGCCGCTGCCGCCAAGACCGAGTATGACGGCACCGGCACGCAGGCAGCGGGACTGTACTGGACGATGGACTACAACCTGGGCGAGATCCATTTCGTCGACGAGCTGGGCGCACCCTCGGCGCCGGCGGGCGCCGCGGCGATCGTGGTTTCCTACACCTACACCACCAACGTGTACGCGTTCGACACCGACCTGGGCGCCGCTGCGCTGGACGATCACTGGAACACGTTCCTCTACCGCTACGGCCTGCGCAAGGCGGTGATCGAGAGCGACCGCTTCCACAGCGCGAACTTCGGCCTGATGAGCATGACCGCCATGACGCAGGCGGAGCAGGCGAAGCAGTTCTCGGCCAACTTCGCTCGGCCGGGCACGGACCTGTCTGCGGACGGCAATCTCGGGCGCATCAAAGCGATCCCGAACTTCAAGTCCACCGCGCCGGGGCTCAACATGGGCGATCAGCGCATCATCATCGGCGAGCGCGGCATGACGCGCTTTCGCATGATGAAGCCGTGGGCGATGGGGCAGATGCAGGACCAGAAGGACGCCAACGGCCGGTTCACCGGCAAGAAGGAAGCCTACGGCGACCAGTTCATCGTGCTGCACACGCCGACGCCGCTCAAGGCCGCGACCACCAGCATGGTGCTCTACAGCGCCACGGCCAGAGTCGACCGCTGATCGATCTCCGATCGAGTGATGGGTAATGAGTGAAGGGTGATGGGTGAAAACCCCAACCCTTCCTCTCCAATTTTAAAAGGACTGACATGAAAATTCCAGTGAAAAACACGACCAAGATGCCGATCTACGTCGGCGCGACCATGATCGCGGCCGGGGAAACCCGCCATTTCGAGGAACAGGACGTGCCGCTGCATTTGCGGCCGGCAGCGGCACAACCTGCCGCGCCGGAACCGGCCGCCGATCCGCTGCAGGTTCTGGTCACGGAGAGCACCGCGGCGGAGGTCATCGAGGCGCTGCCGGATCTGACGACCGAGGATCTGGAACGGCTGGGCGATCTCGAGCAGGCGCGGATGCACAATGAAAAACCCGCGCCGCGCAAGTCGGTGCTATCGGCGATTTCCGAGACGCTGCTCAAGCGCGCTGAAGCCGGCGATACCAGCGCGGAGTAAGCGGAGCGCAGATGCCCGGGACGATGAGCGAAGCCGACCTGGCCGATGATCTCAAGGCCTCGATCCAGGATGCGGCCAAGGTTTTCACCGCGGCCGGGGATGCGGACTTCAAGCGGCATCTTGCGACTGCCGCGCTCGATTTCGGCCGCAAGCGCCGGCGCACGCTGGTGGGATCGATTACCCTGGTCGGCGACGAGGCGGAATACCCCGCGCCGGCGGATTTCCTCGCCTTCAAATCCCATCTGTGGGGTATTACGCCCATTGCGCGGGCGAAGCCCTGGGACAAGACCTGGCCCGGCCGGCTGCCGGATGTGCGCTACGTCGAAAAATCGGACGGCACAAAAAAACTTGCCCTCGAACCCCCGCCAATCACTTCGCAGATCTCGGCGCTGGGCAGCGAGTTCCGCTTCTACTACTACGCCGCGCACAGCGTGAATGCGACCGCGGCCAGCACCACGATCCTGCCCGGCGACCGCGGCCTGCTGCTCTTGCGCGCGCAGGCCGAGGCGATGAAGGAAATGGCGATGCGCAACCTGATGAAGCCGGTGATGGTGCGGGAAGGCATGTCGTCGTCGCCCAAGAATGGCACGCCGAGCTATCTCTACGAGAAATTCATGACCGAGTTCGCGGAGGCGGCGTAGTGGCCATCAAGATCGAGATGCGCAAACACCAGCTCGCCGCCGCGCTGGAACGGGCGCCGCAGGTGATCGAGCGCAACGTCGACGCGGCGCTGGCCCGCGGCGCACAAGAAGTCGCACGCGAGATGAAGCTGGCGCTGACGACGAACCGCTCGATGGCGCGCTCGACCCTGGCTAATTCGATCCGCGCGGCGCGGGTCGCGGCGCTGCATTATTTTGTCGCGCCCGGCGTGAACTACAGCCGCATGGTCGAAGAGGGCACCGGCCCGGCTGCCGGGCAAAAATCCTACATACCGAATCCGGTGCACCTGCGCGATTATGTCAAGCAGCGCAGCCGCGTCACTTTCACCGCAAAGCCGCGCACGCCCGGCCGCCGCGCGCAAATGGACGAGGTGCGCGATCGCGCCTGGGCGCTGGCGCAGCACATCAAGAAGCACGGCACCAAGCCGCACCCGTTCGTCAAGCCGACGCGCGACAAGATGGAACCGCGCATCCACCGGCTGGTGGCGCAGGCGGTGACGCGCAGCCTGCAGGAGGTCCTCGGCGCATGAGCGAACTGGGCGACCGCATGGAACTGATCCGGACCGGGCTGGCGGCGGCGGTGCCGGCGCGGCTCGTTACGCGCGACCTGGAGGACCCGGCGCAGCGCTCGCACGACGTGATGAAGACCGGCGTCTACACGATCCTGGCGCTGAACGAGCAGGACTATACCAATGTTCCGGGCTATGAAGCGCAGACCGGGCGGCAGGGCGTGCTGATCGTCGGCGACATCGCGGTGAACGAGGACGACGCGCCGTCCAAGATTGAGGATGCGGAGTTCACCATGATCGACGAGATCAAGGCCTATGTGCGCAACCTCCCGGCGGCGCTGTGCGTGCTGAACCTGGTGTCGGTGGCGCAAAGCGGGCAGGTCGATCATCCCTACGGCTGGATTGTCGCGCGGCTGGAGTATGTGCCATGAACGCCGCCGGCATGAAACTCCTGAAGGAATTTGAGGGCTTCGAAACGGACGCCTACCAGGACATCGTGGGCGTCTGGACGATCGGCTACGGCTTCACCGATAACGTCAGGCCTGGCGACAAAATCACCCGAGCTGCAGCAGACAAGTATTTGCTGAAAGAACTCAAGAGTTACGAGCGTGCCGTGAAATCAGCCTGCACGCTGGCGCCGAACGAGAACCAGCTGGCGGCGATGACTTGCTTGGCGTGGAACATCGGCAAGGCCGGATTCAAGGGATCGACGGTCGTTAAGGCGCATAATCGCGGCGATTTTACAGAGGCGGCGCGTGCCTTTGGGCTGTGGAAAAAAGCGGGCGGCAAGGTGGTTAAGGGCTTGGTCCGGCGCCGCGCTGCGGAAGCTGCCCTGTACCTCACTCCGGTGAAAGACGCTGAGCCTGAATCCATGCCGCAAGCCGTCGAGGAAGAGCGGCCCATGACGCAATCCAAGCTCGCGACCGGCGGCACCATCACGGCGGGGGTGTCTGGGCTATCAGTGGCCGCTCAGGTGGCCGGCGATGTGGGGTCTATCAGGGACTCTTTCGGGCCTTGGCTCCCGTATATTCTGATGATTGCAGCTGTAATCGGAGTCGGCGCTGGTCTTTTCATTGTTTGGGAAAGGTTCCAGCAGCGCAAGCGGGGGGAGGCGTGATGAATCGACAACGCGGCTCCATTCAACTGGCCGCCCTGCTGATTGCAGGAGCGGCGTTTGCCGGACTCTGGACTTACTACAGCACCCAGATGTCAGCGCTCACGACGGACAACGAAGCCAAGCAGGCGACGATCACAGACCTGAACACGAAACTGGCCACGTCGGCCACGCGCGCAACTGTGCTGCAGGACCAGAACAAGGCCTGCGGGGAACTGATCACCGAAGCCAACACCAAAACCGATGCACTCAGGGCAGAGCGCAATGCGGCCTGGGCGGGCTACAACGACGCCAAGGCGGCCGCGGCGCGGGCATCGAAGGGATTTGAGCAGACCATTGCAGAAATCAACGCGACGAAAGAAGGCGGGGACTGGTGCGCGTCCTGGGGCACACTGATCGACGGGTATGTCCGGAAAAGGCAGGCTCCATGAAAAAGCTGCTCATTATCGTTGCCGTCGCGCTCACCGGCTGTGGCGCGGATCCCGTCAAGCTGCAGACGCCGGACATTCCGGTCATTGCGCCTACCCGGGTCGAGGTTCCGATCCGGGAAAAATGCAGTGTTCAACTGCCGGCTGAGCCCGTTTGGGACACGGAAACCGTTGCCGTCAACGCATCGAAGCTGGAAAAGTCCAAGGCCGCATTGACCGAACTCGAGCGCCGGCGGGCCTACGAGTCCCAGATCAAGGCCGAGGCCAAAAAATGCGAATGAGGAAATGATGGCGAACGGTGATAGCCCGGAGGTCATGGAATACCGGCTGCAGCAGCTGGAAAATATGGTCTCCGACGTCAGCGAATCCCTGGCGGGCATCAAAGACAGCCTGCATACGCTGGTAGAAACCAAGGATGCGATGAGCAGAGCGTTTACCTCTATCACGAACCTGAATGAACGTGTCAGCGTCATCGAAAAGATGCTCCCAATACTCAACCTGACCAGTGGTTGGGTCAGGGCTGGTGTGGTCTGTCTGGCCGGGATAGTCATGGTGGCGGTCATCAAATTGATCATTCTGTGATGAAAACGGAATAGGAACGAACATGGCTAAAAAGAACATGATCACCAATCATTCTTCACAATACCCGCGCGCCGGGGACGAACCATCAATCACGGAATTGAGCGTTGCTTATCACGCCGGCCCGCCTGCGATTGGTTTCGCCGGCCGCCAGTGGCAGCGCGGCGTGCCGCAGACGGTCAGCGCCGCGGAGTGGGCGGCGATGCAGGCGCGCGGCGATTTCGTCGAGTTCGATTTCAAGACCCATCCCCACCCTAACCCTCTACCGTCAGGCGGCACCGATGCCCTTGAAGGGGAGGGAAAGCTATCTGCCGACCCTCTCCGTGACGGAGAGGGGGAAATAATTGACAAGGAGTAGACCATGCCCCAAGCACGCGGCGCTTTAACCAAGTTTCTGTTTCAGAAAGAAGTCACATTCCGCACGCCGCCGGCGCCGGCGGCGAAGGTGATCCCGATCTCGACATGGGGGATCGATCGCGACGCGAACCGGCAGGTTGACCCGACCATCACCTCGAGCCCGTTGCCGTCGAAGTCCGACAAGGGCAACGCGACGGTGGCGAACAAGCCGTTCACCTCGATCCTGGACCTGCGTTCGATCGGCAACTGGCTGCTGTTGCTGCTCGGCGCGCCGACCACCGGCAAGGCGGTGGTGAAGCAGCCGACCAACGTCACTGGCGTGACGATCCATTCCGCGTCCAGCGATTGCACCGCGGGCGTCGGCACGCTCGCTTTTATTTTTGCGGCCAAGACGCTGACCTGGACGCCGCAGGCAGGCATAATCGGCGCCGCGGTCGATGTCACCGCAGGCGGTAACTTCACGCTCGAGGGCGGCGGCGGCGGGAAAAGTCTTTCCGTGACCGTGGCGGCGGCGGCATTGCCTGGCGCCGACCAAAGCGATGCCGACATCGACGTGTCCGCGACACTGAGCGCCCACACTTTCCCGATCAATCTTGACGACCGGCCGAGCGCGCTGACCGAAGCGGGGCATTTCGATACCTCGAAGTTCCACCGCTTCCTCGGCGTCAAACTCAACAAACTGTCGTGGGACGTGCTCAACAACGATCAGAGCATCTCCGGCGAGGTGATTGCCGCAGTCGAGGTGGAACCGGTGCCGATCGCCGCTTTCGACGCTGCCCCCACCAGTTACGCGCAGGTGCGCGCCTGTTCGGCCGGCGGCAAGGTCTGGGACGGCTCGGGCGCGACGCTGGGCTCGGTCACCGGCGGCACGATCGCGGCCGACAACAACATGACGCCGTACGAGCTGGCCGACGGGCAGGAGGGCTACGGGCTCATCGACCAGGGCGAGTTGCTGCTGTCGGGTACGCTCAAGACCGTGTTCGACGGCGCCGGCGCCTACGCACTGGCGCGAGCGGGCACCAGCAGCCGCCTGCGGCTGGTCAGCAGCGCGTTGTCCGGCACGGACACGTTCTCGCTCGCCGTGGACCTTCCCGCTGTCGAGTTCTCCGAGAAAAAATCCCCGATCGACGGCAAGTCCGGGCTGTTCGCCGAGCTGGGCTGGCAGGCGCATGAGAGCAGCGGCGTGCTGCCGACCGTGGTGCTGGTCAACGACGTGGCGGGGTATTGAAATGAAGATCCTGCTGTCGCTGAAGCCGCTTGCGGATGCGCGCTGGGTGAAGCACGACCCGACCGGGGCGGAATTCGAGGTCATGCCGCTGCCGGGTGTGCTGGACCAGGAAATCAGCGAAAAAACCACCAACTTCGCCGGGCAAATGGACATGCACGCGTATGCCCAGCTGATTGCGCCGAAAATCATCCGCAACTGGCGGGGTGTCGGCATCGGCGGCGATACCGTTGCGTGCAACCCTGAAAACCTCAAGATCTTCGTCGAGCACCATTGCCTGACGATCATGCCCTGGGTGATCCGCCAGGCGCGCAGTATCGATCATTACCGCTCGCAGGAGGTCGAGGCCGCAAAAAACGCCTGACCGCCCGCACGCGGTGGGATTTCGCGATCGGGTGGGATTACATCAAGACGATCCGGCAGGCGGGTAACGAGGTCGATCCGGCGGACCTGCCGCCGCGGCTGGAATGGGAAACGCCGGCGTGGGATCTGTATATACGCATCTCGACGCAATGGCGTTATGGCTTTGGCGGCCGCACCGGGCTCGATTACGGGCCGGCGATCGAGCTGATGCGGGCGCTGGGCTGGGACGTTGATCTGGGGATATCGCTGCTGCGCGCGATCGAGACGGAAACACTGAGGCAGGACGAGCATGGCCGAGAAAAACAGGATCGGAATTGACATCACGTCGAGTTACTCCGGCGAGGGGACCGATGCTGCGAAGCGCGGCCTGAAGGACCTCGAAGAGGAAACCGGGAAAGCCGGGAAAGCCGCGAAAGAAAGCAGCCAGCATTTCCTTACTCTGAGAAACGCGATCAAGGTCATCGCCGGCAGCGCCGCAATATACGCGGTCGCGAGCATGGCGAAGGAGATGGCGCTGCTCAACGCGCGCCTGGAGACCATGGGCGTGGTGCTCGAAACCGTGGGGCGCAACGCCGGGTATTCGCGGTTCGAGATGGAGGCCCATGCCGAGGAAGTGCGATCGATGGGCATCACCATGATCGAATCGCGCGAGGCGGTGGTGAAGCTGACGCAGGCGCAGATCGACCTGTCGGGCGCGTCGAAGCTCGCCCGCATCGCCCAGGACGCGGCGGTCATCGCGAACATCAATTCTTCCGAGGCGATGGGGCGTCTCGTGCATGGCATCACGTCCGCTCAGACGGAGGTGCTGCGCGCGATGGGCATCAACGTGAACTTCGAGACCTCGTACCGGCGCCTGGCGAAGGAGCTGAACATCAACACGGATCAGCTCACCGAACAGGAGAAAGTGCAGGCGCGGTTCAACGCGGTTGCCGCGGCGGGGGTCAAGATCCAGGGTGCCTACGAAGCCGCCATGGGCACCGCGGGCAAGCAGATCGGCTCGCTCGCGCGCTATCACGAGGATCTCAAAGTCATACTCGGCGAGACGTTCAACGATGCTTTGACCACGTCCGTGGACGCGTACACGACGGCGCTAAAGGCTGCCACGGACAGATCGAAGGAGCTCGGGAAAGACGGCAGCCTCAAGCAGTGGGGCGAGGACCTCACGGATACCATGGCAGGTTTCGCGGATCAGGTCATGGTCGTCGTGCGGGGATTGCGCGTGCTGGCTGCCGCAAAAGACCTGGTTACCGCGAAGTTGGAGCGGGGCTTCGCAACCCAGCGCGAAGGGGAGACGTGGAAACAGGCCCAGGCGCGCGCGCGGGACGAATACCTGACGGCCGAGGACAAATACGGCAAGGCCATAGATGATCTCGCGCGGCAGAATCCGAATGCAGCCCGGGATTTCGTGGTGCGGTCGCGCGCCGCAAGAGAGCTGGCCGCGAGCGAACGCGCGCGGGTCGCCGAGGAGGAAGCCCGCGAAATTGCGATGTACGACGCGATGTACGGCAAAGGCGCTTACAAACGCATGCGCCAGCCGAAGCAGGAACGGCCCGGCAAGGAAAAGGGCGCGCGGCCGCTCACCTTCGACGAACTGATGGCCAAGGGCGCGATGAAGCGCCAGGAGATGTTTGATCAGGCGGAGCTTGACGCGACGAAAAATTATGTGCGGGATTCGGCCGCGCGCGCCAAGGAGCAGGAGAAAGAAGCCGACGCAGTGAAAAAACTCACCCGCAGCTACAAGGACATGATCGATCCCATCGAGCCGCTGCGCCGCCAGCTCGGTGAACTGGACAAACTGTATGCCGCCGGCAAGCTGACCGCCGACGAGTATGGCGAAGCGACGTTCATGATCCAGAACAGGATCGAGGATCTGAACGGAACAGCGAAGGAAGTGGCCAAGGACGGGCTGCCGGAGCTCAAGAGCGCGATCGAGGGCTGGGGGCGCGGGGTGTCGCGCGAGCTGGGGCAGGCGGCGGTGAGCGGCGAGCTGAGCCTGGACCGGCTCGGCAATGCGTTTCGCAACCTGGCGGCCGAGATTGCGGCAATCCAGATCCAGCGCCGCTTCATGGACCCGATCATCAAGGGCGCGACGGGGTGGCTGGATGGATTATTCAGCCCTGCCGCCGACCCGGCGGTGCTGGAGGCGCACGGCGGCGGCGTCATCGGCATCGACAGCCTGCAGCGCCGCTATGTCCACCCCGCCTATTTCGATCGCGCGCCGCGCCTGCACCGCGGCGGGATCTCCGGCAACGAGGTGCCGACGATCCTCGAGCGCGGCGAGGAGGTCCTGACCCGCCGCGATCCGCGCCACCGCATGAACGGCGGCGGCATGCCCAGCGTTACGGTCAATGTCATCAACCAGGGCGGGCAGGCCATGGACGTGGAACGCGCCTCGGCGCCGCGGTTCGACGGCGAGGGCTATGTGATCGATGTCTGGCTGCGCCGCATGAGCACCGACGCCGGGTTCCGCAATCAAACGCGGCAGATGCTGGCCGCACCGGTTTAATCATGCCCGCTTTTCCCGCCTACGCGGTTTTGCTGTTCGACGGCTTCAAGGAGGAGCCCGTCTCGGCTGTTAAGCGCACCGAGATGGAATCGGGCCCGGTGAAGCAGTTGAAAACCGTGAGCCGGGTGCTGGTGCCGCGGCCGGCCCGGTATCTGCTGAAATCGAAAAGCGACTACAACGCCTGGGTGACCTGGTTCCGCAGCACGATCAATTGGGGTAATGACTGGTTCGACTGGACCGATCCGCACGATGCCGCCATCAAGACGGCGCGGATCGTCGGCGCAAAATACGCCGCGAAGCCCACGCGGAAGGACCTCGAGCGCTGGATCCTGGAATTCCGGATCGAAACCTGGAGCGCGTGATGCCCTACTCCGCGAATTTCAAGGAAAAGACCGGATCGACCTCGGGCGAGGAGCCGGTCTACCTGCTCGAAATCTCGCATGCCGCCCTGGCGGTGCCGGTGCGCGTGGTGCGGGATACGCAGGACCTGGTGTCGAACGGCAATACGTTCATCGCGCTGGCCTTCGAGATCCAACTTCCCAGCGACATCGAGGGCCGCTTGCCGCGCGTGCCGATCCGCATCGACAACATCGGGCGCGAGCTGACGCAATGGCTCGATGCCTCGAACGGCGGGCAGGGCGCCACGGCCCGGGTGATGCAGGTCATGCGCGACGACCCGGACACGCTGGAATACGACGTGACGCTGGACCTGTTGAACGTGAAGCAGAACGGCGCGTTCGTGACCGGCGAGCTCGGCTACGAGAACACGCTGGCGCTGCCTGCTCTCGTGGCTTCGTACCGTCCCGACAATACCCCGGCGATCTTCTGATGAATGCGCATTGGTCTGACCGCTACCTCGGCCTGCCCTACGACGAACAGGCCTTCGACTGCGCGGCGCTGGCCGAGCGCGTGCGCCGCGAGGTGTTCGGGCAGGACCTGCATCTGCCGTCGGAACGGCGGCCGGGGCCGTTTGGCCGCAGTGCGCAGATTTCGCAGAACATCGCCGATTGCGCAGTGCAGACGTTTACACCGGCGGACGGCGACGGCGTGCTGCTCGTCTGCAATGGGCGCCTGCAGCACATCGGGATGTATTGCGTGATCGCCGGCGAGCCGTGGGTGGTGCACAACCAGGCAGGGCAGGGCGTCACCCGCCGGCGCGTGCGCGAGCTGGCGAAATGGGGCTACCGGATAGAGGGCTATTACCAATGGATTTGAGCAATCCTCATCCCTCATCCCTTATCCCTCATCCCTCGACGGGCGGGGCGCGGCCCTCGCTCGTCTACTCGCCGCATCCGCTGCAACCCGCGCGCGGCCGGGAGCTGCTGCGCGCCGAATTCGAGCCGGGCGAGACCCTGGGCGGCTACCTTGAGCGCACCGGGATCGCGGCGCGGATCCGGCATCGGCCGGTGCAGGTCACGATCGACGGCCTGCGCGTGCCGCGCGCGATCTGGCAGCATTGCCGGCCCAAACCGGGCACGCTGATCCAGGTGCAGGCGCTGGTGCACGGCGGCGGCGACGGGGACGGCAAGAACCCCATCGCGACGGTGCTTACCATTGCGTTGATGGTGGCGGCGCCTTATCTGGCGCCCGGGCTGGCCGCCGGCATGGGCGTAACCAGCGTATGGGGCATCGCCGCAGTCCAGGTCGGCATCGGCATCGTCGGCGGCATGGCGATCAACGCCCTGTTCCCGGCGCCGAATCCGCAATTGTCGCAGTCGGGAAATCTTGGGCAACCGGAATCCCCGACGTATTCGGTGTCCGGCGGATCGAACCGCATGCGCCGCTACGAGCCGATGCCGGTGATCATGGGCGCGCATCGCGTGTTCCCGGATCTGGGCGCGCAGACTTACACCACATTCGGGGGCGAGGATCAGTATCTGTATCAGGTGTTCGACTTCGGCTACAACGATCTCGACCTGTCCGACTACAGGATTGGCACAAACCCGATCGCTAATTTCTCCGATGTCACGTTGCAGGAGTCCGGAGCGGACGGCGCGCTGACCCTGTTTCCGATCAACGTCGATTCCCAGGCCGGCGCGGTGCTCGAGTATGGCGCGGATTACACAATCCGAAATTCCAGTCCTGGAACGACGAAACTGGAAATAGAACTGACGGGGTTCCTCTTTAATGCCGCGACCGGCGATGGATCGGTCATAGCGACGACTTGTGCGCTTGAGCTGGAATATCGCGCGATTGGATCGGCAACATGGTTGCCTTTCGTTTTTACGCATAGCGAGTTCGTGTTGCTCAATAATACGCGCCGTCCTTTGCGCTACAACCTGCAACGTGATGTGGCGTCTGGACAATATGAGGTGAGAGCAAAGCGCACGACCGTCGTCGACGCGAACCCACTGGTTGTACGCGATATCACCTGGTCACAACTGAGATCATTTCAACCCGACACCGCCGATTATACCGGGCGCAAGCGCGTCGCGCTCAAGATCAAGGCGTCCGGACAACTCAACGGACAGGTCGCGCAATTCAGCGCGATCGCGCGTGCTAAAACGAGCGTATGGAACGGCGCGGCATGGGTGACAGCGCAAACATCGAACCCGGCATGGTGGGTGCTGGCCGCGGTGCGTGGGAAATACGTTGGATCGCGCAGAGTTTGGGGCGGCGGCATCCCCGATGCCCGCACTGACCTGGAAAATATCAAAGCCTTCGGCGCCTGGTGCGACAGCAAGAGTCTGACGTTCAACGGCGTGTTCGACCGGCAGATGTCGGTTTACGATATGATTTCCGCGATCGCGTTGCAGGGCCGCGGGACGGTTTCTTATGGTTCAGGATTGCTTGAAGTCGTTTGGGATGCGCCCGACCAGGCGGCGGTGGCGGTGTTCGGGATGTCGAACATCAAGCTCGACACCTTCGAGATCGAATACTCGACCGCGCAGCTCGCTGACGAGATCGTGGCCACGTTCGTCAATCCGGACATAGACTGGCAGCAGGACGTGGTGCGCGTGCTGGCCCCCGGCGTCACCGATCCGGTGCGCAGCCGCAGCGTGGACCTGTTCGGCTGCACCAACAAGGTCGAGGCCGGGCATACCGTCAACCTCTACGTCGCGGCCAACATTCACCGCACCAAGCGCTACCGCTGGCAGATGGACTGGGAGGGCATGCCGGTCTCGCGCGGGGACGTGGGCTATCTGTCGCACGACCTGGCGAGCTACGATTACTCGGGGCGGCTGATCGAGGGCTCGACGGCGAGCGTGCTCAAGCTCGAGCGCACCGTGCCGCTCGATGCCGCGGGTTCGTTCGTGACGCTGGTCAAGCCGGACGGCACGTTCGCCACGTACCCGGTGCAGGCCGGAACCGGAGACGCCAGCACGCTCAACCTGGTGTCGGCGCTGGCGTTCAACCCTGGGGCGGATGCGGATCACCCGCCTTACGACTACCGCTGGCTCTACGGCAACACCGCCACGCCGGGCAAGAAAATCAAGATCGAGGCGTTTGCAGTCAAGGGCTATGACACCGTGGAGCTGACCGCGATCGACGAGACCGCGGATTACTACGCCTCGGAAGACAATCCCTATACCCATGTCCCGGTGCGGGCGGCGTCGAATGTGATTTTTGCACCGACGACCCCGTTGGGCGATCCGAGCGCGCCGGCGATCCCGCGGGTGGATTTGTCCTACGACGGTGTGCGCGTGGCGGCGGGATATGTGGTGGCGGTGACGGCATTCTGGGCGCCGGGCGGCAATTTCAACTTCGCGGATGTGCGCGTGGCGGTCAACGGCGGGGCGCTGCGATTGCTCGGCCAGGAGATCCGCGCCCGCAGTTTCGACTTCACCATTCCCGACAATTCCGACGTGATCGTCGAGGTCACGGGATTCGGCAACCTGGCCCGTCTCGGCAACAGCTCGAAAGTCTCGGCCGCCCTGCATGTTAATTTCTCGGCATTGTTTCCGCCGTCCGACGTGCAGGGTTTCGCGCTGGAGGGTAAATCGTTCTCGTGGGCGGTGGTGCCTGATGTCGATGTGGCCGGCTATCGCATACGTTTTCATTACAACAATTTGCGGTCCTGGGACGACGCCAACGAACTGAACACCGGGTTGATTACGAGTTCCCCTGTCACGTTTCCGGAGCTGCCGGCGAACCAGATGACCTACGGCATTAAAGCGGTCGATGCCGCCGGGCTGGAATCCGCTGCCGCAGCGTGGATCACTGTCGATGCACGGTTATTCACGCCCGAGGGCGATCCGCTGGTGGCCAACGTGGTCGAGACCATTGATTTTCAGGCGCTCGACTGGCCGGGGACGCTGACTGGCGGCACCGTGTCCGGGGCCGGCAACCTGGAGGCGACCTCCGGCACCGTTTTTTATAACGAAGAGGGCGTCGCGCCGATGTATGGCGCCGATAACGAGTCGTTCTATAAACAGGACAACTTCGACGCGCTGAGTTTCGAGAGCGATCCTTTTGTATTAAGCGGCGCGCTGGTCGGCAGCCGCATGACCATCGACCACGCGATCGCGGGCGAGCCCATTTATGTCGAATACCGCCAGACCGGGCCGAACTCACTGTACGGAGTCGATGCCGATTCCTTCTACGGCGCCGATGCCGATCCGTTTTACGAAATGCCCGGCGGATATGCCGTGTGGCCGGGAGCAATCATCTCATCGAACGAGGAATACCAGATCAGGGTGCGCACCGGACAGGGTGCCGTGCAGGGCGTGGTCTCGGATATCACTGCCGTGATCGACGCGCCGGATATCGTCGAGACATTCGACGACGTGGCGATCGATGCCGCCGGCACGCGCCTGCCGATCACCCGCAACTATCAGGTCATCAAGAACGTGCAGGTCACGCTGCAGAATGACGCCGGCACCGCCGTCACCGCAACCATCGAAGACAAGAGCGCGACCCTCGGGCCGCTGATCAAAGCGCGCGACAGCTCGCAGGTCGCCGTTACCGCAACCGTAGACGCCACTGTACAAGGATACTGACATGGCAGCCGCCCCGCAAAGAACTGCACTAAACGACACCTACCCGAATCCGTCGAACAGCGTTTTCAAGACCGGCATCGGTGCGCTGTGGGATTTCATCACCGGACTGCTTGGCATTACCGGCGCCAAGGAGGATGCGCTCGATGCGTTGCGAATATTGTCTCCGGGCGCGGTTTACAATCTATCGCTTGTGCCAAGCGTGGACTCATCCGCCCTGACGATGAACGTCAAGACGCGGGCCGGGGCCACCCCGTCGGCGACCGACCCAGTTATGGTGTCCATGCGCAACACCATACTGGGCAGCGGAGATTTCAACCTGCGAACGATCACCGCCGCGCTCTCGCTCGTCATCAGCTCCGGCTCGACGCTGGGTCATCCCAGCACACTCTCGAGCCCATTGTATTGGTATGTGATCGAATACGGTGGCGTGCTCGAGCTGGCCGTCTCGTTTACGTTCTTCGGCGTGCGCGGGATCGTGTCGACGACAGCGGAAGGCGGCG